GAATAAGATTCCCAGTATGGCACTGCCACCCCCGATACCTTTCACAAGATACCGTTTTAGGCAGGCCCGCCTCAGACAAGTGAATAATAATCTGAGGACTTCGGTTATGTCGAGGTTTTGATATGTGCCCAATTCACTATAACTCAACACTTACCTACCGCCCTGGTTCAGGGACCCTGGACCAAGTGATAGAGTGAGACGCGCCATTGGGTTGGAAGGATTGATAAGTGATGCCAACATTTGCATCTCTTTTAAGGCGATACTTGCCCTCTGCCCAGCCGGCGTTACTCAGATGCTAGGGGTGTCTCCCTCTTTGGAATTAGCGAGAATCGTCGAATATAATTTCTTATATAGGCGACTCTCACTCCCAAAGAGTTTGGCAGTGTTCCTAACTGTCGTAATACGAGCCGGATCATCAAGACTTAACGTCTTGATAAGATCCTTAAGAGGTTGCGCCATTGCTGGCGTAATCAACTTCTGTACCGTCTCACGTGTTCTTACGAACACAGCAAGAGTTACAGGAAGCTTCCCGTATTGCGGCACGTTAGGAACCCAACCATTCGTCTGGTCAGCCAGCCTCTCACAAATTGTCCTGATCTGTGACATGTACCTGTTACAGTATCCAGACAATTCGTTGACATTAGCTGCTAGAACATCATTCATCCCCTCTCGCACGGTGTGCTCAAGAGAATTTGGAACAGGTGCATCCCAAGGGAGACTTAGTCTCAACCTTGTTCTAATAGTGACATCGTCACTATGATGGATATACCTGTGAATGGCGTCTAGCCCTAACACGCGATTGGTGAGATTACCTATCTCACGATAGGATAATCAATCATCAGTCGCTATTAGGTCGTTAATGAGACCCGGGATGGTCGCATGGCGACACGTGTAATAACCACGTTGGTAAAGAGCTTTAAGATTCATATATATAAGATGAACCTTAGAGATGTTTAACGCAAAGCCCCTCGCGGGGATTCCCGTTATCTCTACCCCTCCTTGAAACCATCGTTTTGCGAACTCATAAGTATCCTTGGAAGTGTGAGATTTCATTTCTGAAATCTCAACGCCTAGGCGTTTTATGAGATTTGTATACTCATGGGCAACATCATTGTGGTAAATCACAATGTCATCACCTAATAGGATATATGGCTCTGAGCCAAGTCTGGGTGTCAATCCAGCTTTTCTCATTGCCACATACACTGTTAGATGGTGACAGAGCGTAAAAGTACTCCATGAACTGTACCCGCCCATCGGCTGACCTGCATTATATACATGCATTCCAGCAAATGGACTGATACTTTCATAGGGGTACCCCACAAGGATATCGGTCCATGAGTCGGCAAACTCACTTGACGTCAAAGCCTTTACAAGCTTCGCTTGTATCGACAATGGATATCTATCAGTCGCGGACGATAAATCCAAGGAATGATAAAGATGTCTGTCTTCTTTATCTGTGATAAAAGGAGCCTGAGTAAAAGTTCTATCCCGAGGGATAGTGCGCAAGACCTCGAAGAGGTACTCGTGAAACGGACGTAGTGATTCTTGACTGAACCAATCAAGGATCGCTACAATACGACACTTAAGCTCAGGATCATTTACGTAGGATAGGGCCCGGAGGCCTTCACGTGGTTTAAATTTCAACCCCGTGAAGACTTTCGAGACAATATCATATGAGAATGATTTCCTTATATCATTTATAACGGAGACCAACTCAGCACCACCTACCACTTTAAGTGACTCGATGAGTCAATCGGATAGTAGGAACGCAGATTTCCACGCGGTCCACGTGGCGAGCCCGTGAGGGCCGGCTTTCGTTGACAGATGGCAGGTTTGCTTACTCCAGGCACCGGAATAACTACGAATTTTATAGAAAGCGATGAAATCTGGTATATAAGATTCCATTTCTTCTATAACCTCCGATTCGGCCGTTGAAGGATTCGTGATCGTCTCAAAAGATGGAAGACCAATTGTCTCAAGGATCTTAGGGTATGCTAAAAGAGTTAAAAGGTACCTTTTCTCCCAAGTAGATCCCTTATCTGCGATATATTGCAGCGATCCAAGAGCCTTTGGCCAGCCAGCTTTGTTGAGACCGATTACCTTCCCGACAACCCTAATAGGTTGTCCACACATGTATCGGGTGACCAATAGTCGGACTAATTTGAGTCTGGCTATTGCTTCAACCGGTCCATGGTTAGTGATAAGACGTAAGACATACTTTGACCAAGTATGCCCTACTTCTAGTGAGTTTGGGACCATATCAAACCACCTATGACATAACCAGTAATTTATTCGGAACAGAATATATATACTGGATGTTAAGGATTTCACAAATGGTTTTGTGGGTTTCATCGAGTTAGGGGAGATGGCCCGAATACTTGCGTAGAACAGTTCCCTTTCGGGGTTCGATACCAACGCAGGATTACACAGTCGTGCACCATGGCTTCCGCCTTCGGGCGGGCGGCATACAGGATCTAATCG